GAGCTGTTGTTGACAAAGTAGCCATTGTTAATTCCTTTCGTTTTTAATTACTGATTCGGATAGAGCGACTTAGCTGGATCTCTCGCCGCTCCAGAACCACCTATGCCACCTGGCACAAAGCGGTCTTCACTGATTTGCTTCCCTGCTCGGTAGAACGCCCTAATAATTTCTGGGTGATTTCCCAAGCCTGATTCATTGAGCAACGCACGCAGCTCTGGCGTACCAAAGGTGTCTAAGGCCTTCTTCGCCGTTGCGAGGTTTTCGTTTAACTTTTCGCCACCAAACTCTTTATCAGCGGTTGCCGATTTAACCCATTCAGTCTTTGCAGCTTCAAGGGTGTTGGTCTGCTTTTCAGCAAAGGCATTACCAAGTTTGTCGATTACTTTTTGCGCACCTTCTTGAGTCAGCTTCAATTCCTTGGCGACTTCTGAAAATTGATCGATAACAGCTTGATCGAACTCGCGCCCTTCGGGAGCTTTAAATTCATACTTCTCAGGGATTACTGGTTCATCGCCAGTCTTTCCCTGGTCGCCGTCAGTTTTGCCTTCTGTGCCGTCTTGTGGAGCAGCAGCAGCGGGTTGACCGTCAGTCGGTTGTTGACTCTGTTGGGCAGCAGCGGCATCCGTTGCGGCAGCGCTTGTTTGGGCTGTCGCAGTGGTGGTTGCTTCTGTTGCACCAGTTGATGCAGCGCCGTCAGTGTTATTTGTGGCGTCCGTCATCAGCGTGTTTGTTTCTGACATCGTTTTGCTCCTTGAGCATTAACGCGTATTGGTCTGGACTGCACTCGTTAATTTGTGCCATAAGCATCAAACCGACATTTCGTTGACCTTCTCNAAAGAAGGTTTCTGAATTGCCTGTAAACGAACTGCGGTACACACCAGTACGCTCCAGCAGCCGCCACACAATGCGACGGCCTCTCTTGCTACCCATGAGCCATTTAAAATCGTCTTTTTCCTGATCGATAATCAGTTTGATGCGCTCGTCAGACTCGTCTTTCTTGCGCTCCTGACCTCTTAGGTCAAATGGATCAAAATCACTCATAGAATAAATTTATGCGTTTACTGTGTAAGTACGCGCACTCAATCGGTATCTGCACCATACAAAGTAGCCGACGCTTTGGAACTGTTACTCGCATTGCCAATTTCCATATCGGTAATTTGCAATTCCAAATACAGCTCTTTGTCATCCTCACCCACATCGACTTCTTGAGTCACTTGCGTGGCGACTGCCATAGCGCGTAGAGAAAGCACTGTTCCTGCTTCGACTGTGGATAAACCCAAGATCTCGCATTGCTTTGGATTGAGGCGAATACAAAGGCCATAGCCATACGGATTGTTTTGCGCTTCGACCATTTCGTTATCGTCATATTGGACTGCCATATTCTTTAAAGTCATGACTGATCCTTAGTAGCAGGCAAAAATGCCAGTAGAAGTTGTGCCAGTAGCCAAAATGCGCTTGGCACGAATGAATTGCACTGCGCCAAACCAGTTGGTATTGACGGGAATAGTTACTTGCGTACCCTTGGCTGTAATGAAAGTCACATTGCCTGCGGTAGTAAATAACATTCCGCGTGATAAACCGTTTGGCAAATCAGTGGAATCGCTAGGGGTTACAGGCTGTAAATCGTTAATCGGGCTGTAATCATTGGTGGTATCTAAAAATGGATATGGCATGGTATTGCTCCTTTATTGAGGTTGTTGGTTGTAGCCAGAGAACATTCCCATCACATCTGTGAGGGCGTTTTGTTTGCCTGTATCGGCGCTTGCTAATGTCTTGGCAGTTTGTGCGCCTTGAGCCAGTGCTGCTTGCTGCGATTGGGCTTGAGCCATCTTTGCTCTGTCCTGGCGAATCAGAGCTACTTTGTCGCTTGGTACGATTAACTCAGGATCGACGCCCAACATATCGGAATACACTTCTGCCCACTTATCGGCATCGATGTTGTCCAAGACTTCGGGTTTTAGCTGCGCCACCATGCCGATATTGCCCATAAAGCGATCAACGCCATTGGTCGCTACGGCACGCTGGGCTTGAGCCAACATGGATACAAACTCCACATTGATCTCAACACCTTGCAGCTCTTCTGGTGGAGGCGGCACGATTCCAGCAGCCATCATGCGATTGAAGGTCATTTCAATCAATGGATCTAGCAGCTCATTTTGTAAGCGCTCTAATACTGGGCCTAGCATGAGTAATTTCTCCTCATGACGCTCTGCCACCTCCGTTGCGGTCATGCGAGAGTCGGCTTGATTTGCCAACATGAGGAATAAGTCGGCATAAAAAGAGCCACGAATCCGCTCGCGTACATCTTGAATATCAGCTAATAGATGGTTCAGATCGATATTGACTTCAAAAGCGGTCTGAATTCCTTGCGCATTAGAAGAGGCATCGACAAAGGAAATGCCACCTGGCAGCGTTTCGATGTCACGATTCTTCATGGAAGTTGGTACTTGCAATGGCGGTTTGGTTTTGTAATCAATACCTTGTGCCTTGCGGAGCTGTTCATGCTGAAGCTGCTTCACATCGCCCAGTGCTTCCATACCAGGGCTATTGCCATAGATGTCGCCACCTGATGTTGCCCAGCGCGGAGCTAATGCAGGGAAATGCTTAAATCCTGATTCAGAAAGATAGCGATTCTTTTGACCATTGAGTTCAAAATAGCAAGAACGATAGGCCATATTGAGCGCATCTTTCTTACTTGGATCACGATCTGATCTGGGTTCAATCGCGTGAATGATGGTGATCCACTGATCAAGCGATCCCCTGTCATACATTGTGCGTACTGAGTTAGAGCATTTATCGTAGCCAAACTCCCCTACTAGCTCATGAACCGTCTTTTGAAACTCGCGATAGATCGTATTGACCTGACCACGATAGTCAGTGGCTATCGCAAATTCACCCGTCGTCAATGGATAGTGACGGATCACATCTTGATAATCGTCCATCACAATCGAGGCCGATGTACCAAATGCACCTAGCTCTTCGTACATGGAGTGCAGGGCGCGATAGGTATTGCCCTTTTGAAAGATCTCTAGCATGAGGCTAGTGACTTGATTAAGCCAGACTTTGACTGGCTGATACTGCATCAATTCATGATCTGAGATGCCTAATCGAAACCAAGGGCGCGCAGGAGAAGTCATCCCGCTCATCATTCCCGCAGCCAAGACTCTTAATGCTCTTGTGCCAGTTGAATCATAGATATTGTTGTGTCTGCGCCAGCCTTTGTCGCGATCTTGGATAAAGAATCGGCCTGATCTTGGCAACATATAGTCGCTGATCTCTTTCCAATGGGATAACCAAGAAGCGCGTTCACTCTTGAGTTGACCCCAGCGGGTATAGAGCTTATCTCTATCTGGTGATTTAGTATTTGGCTGGTTATCGCCCGTGTATTCGCTCATAGTTTTATAGTCCTAACATCGTGCTTTTGTTTAATTTGTAGGTGTTATCTGGCCCACTAATAGTTCGCGTGGTTAGCGATCCTGATCCTTGTGGCGCGCCCAATACCGATTGATCGTTTAGTGAAGTTGCGTTTTGCTGAGTATTACCAGCGACAATGGTTTGACTGCCTGCGCCTGGAGCGCCTAGAGTTTGATTGGTTTGAGGGCGCTGTGGATTTGCGCTGCCACCCGTAATGATGGATATGTCGCCTACTATTCCATTAAAAGTTGCTTTAAGAGCGCCACCAAACTGACCATGCGCCAGATTTGTCCCGACATCGCCAATCGTTTTAATGTCATTGACAACAACATCGCCAGCCTGCTTTGCTACTGTGACGGCAGTATTGCCTATATCGGATACAGCCTTGCCTACCGCTTGCGTTGCACTACTGATCGCTCCTAATGCGCCACCGCCTCCACCATCTGTACCTAATGCAGAGGAAATTGGATCAGTAACGGCGGAAACAATGCCCCCACCACCACCATGCAAGCGAATACGACGATCACCGCAATGCTCGAACGCTCCAATAGGAAGGAATGAGTCCAGTCCATATCTCATTCCACTTTGGCTTTCCAGTTGTATTGCTCTTTATCGGAGTCCATGACAGGAATACCCAGCATCTTGAGCATTTCAATGATGTGGTCTTTGTCGGCCTTGCCATAGACATATTCCAGATTGGATTCACGAATACGCTCAATGAATCGCATCACGGCCTTAACGAGCGCCATTGGCTTATCACTTGTAAATAGGTGCAGCTCGGCTTCTTTATCGCCAATCTTTTTGACTAGCAATACAGAATCGCCCTCATGAAAAGCAACGGCCTCACCCTTATCAATCCAATGACTGATCGTCTTAAAGATGGGTTCGTGATCTAGTTCACGCTCATCAGCATCAGCACGGATGATTTCTTCGGGAGTCATTTAGCCACCTAGTAATGAGCTTTTGCCCAGGGATAAAGTATTGGGATCGATACCAGCAGGGCCAGTAAGCATCGTGCCGCTGATACCTCCTTTGGCTGATTGCTGGTTAGCAGAGAGCAATGCGCCCGTATCTGGCGACTTTGCATTAGCGCGATTGATCTGTTCTGTTTGTGTCGTGGCTTGCTGATCTGCAATTACTTTGGCCTGTTGCATTGCCTGCTGCTGGGTTTCATTGGCTTTGGCTGCGCTCTGTGAAGCCGTATAAGCGCTATATGTGACTGCTGTTGCAGCAGCAAACCCTGCCCATGCTACGGCTGATATACCGAAACTCATTGTGATAACTCCTTGATTTGTTGTTTTGCATCGGCATAAGTCAAGCCGTCGTGATTTGCCATGACCAATGTGGCTTCTGCCTCTTCTACTGTCTTGGCATCAGTGGCGTGAAAAGTAATCCAGATGGTGTCTTCATGGGCGTAGCCAATCCGCTTAGATCCTGGAGGGCATACCAATGTGGCAGGCGCTTGTACGCGCTTAATGCCGTCTTCTGTATATACAGAAATGTCGCCTTGACTACATACATTGATGTGTTCAAACAAGTGCATCGCGCCCGTAAGCATCGTGCCTTTAGGGATAAACATTTCTCTGGCGTACATTCCACCCGCAAAGTAATGCTTTACTTGAAGTTCGACTTGAGGCAATCCCATCAAGGCATTTTCAAAGGATTGAATACGATCCCTGCGATCTAAAGCAGGAGTCGAAAAGGATTCCACCACCGCGCCCATATCGGATTCAGTGTGGAGTTTATCGATACCAATATCGACTTGTGCTTCGTCTTGTGCTACTTGCATTGTGCGGCCTCACAATTAGTTAAGCCTATGCTAAGTATTTAGACTGCCAGTACGCGCACTACTACCCTTGAGAGAGCTTCTTCTTATCTTGCTCTAAAACATCTGCCATGCCCCGCAGCGCAAAAGAAATCGCTGCATACATTTCTGGCTTCTCTTGTCTGGGCGCGCCTCCTTCTGTTACTGCGACTGTGCCGTTGTCAAAGAAATCAAACTGTAATCGATAAATAGGTTTCATCCGAGGTGTTCGTAGGGGTTAAATTCGCGTTTACGCTCATTTTGTTGACGGGATTTATCAAGCATTGATAGTTTCGCAACGGGTTGCGCAAAGGTTAGCGCCAGGGCATCACCCAGATCTGGTGAGGGCAAGCCACGCTTTTTAATATCGTCTTTGGGTTCTAATTGTTTACGACCTGCGTTGTCATACCAATAGATCGGTGCTGCCAAGTCTTGCTTGAGATCGACATTGTTGGGGATTGACCCGCCTTGCTTAATCCATGAAGCAAGTTCAAACCACATTTCAGCACGCTTATTAAGGTAGCCAGGATCTAATGCCTTGCCCCCAAAATGCACTTCAATCACATCGTATCCAAGCTGCCTCAATCGATCAATGACTCCTGATCCATTACCAGAGTCAATGAAGACAGCATCAGGTTTCCAGGATTCAATCTTGGCTGCTACCCTGGAGGCCAGATCCATGTTATCGATCCCTCGATATACTTCGGGAGTAAGCGCTGCCATCCCTTGTCTTGGGAATATGACAGAGCGATCATCACCAAACCTAGCAGGATCAACGCCAAGGATCTTGGCTGCATAATCCATTTCGCCTGGCTTGTATTCAGTCTGAGCTGCTGTTTCTACATCTGCCAAGGACATAAGCTGATCATCACCCGCAGCCGTAAAGTCGCAAAGATACTCACGGGCAAATGATGTTTCGCTCATATCCCTTTTTAAGCGCTCTACTTCATCGGCATCAATTGAATGGGTGTCATACACAGTGAACTTTGCGCTAGTCCAATCAGGCAGCGTCTTAGCTTTGTAATACAGCTCTGAGAAAAGGTTGACCCCTTGTGGCGTCCCAATGAAGATGATCCAGCCCTTTCTGTCTGAGGTTGCTGGTTGAACCACATCCTGCCAGACTTCGGGTTTTATTTGCGCTGTTTCGTCAATGACCCCTCCATCAATCCGAAGGCCTCGAAGCGCCTCATAGTTATCCGCACCAAAGATACGAATGATCGCGCCATTGTGTTTGAACTTGACTGATAACTCAGACTCATTGATCTCGACCATGCCATGTTGACGCATTGGCTCTAGTCTGGCCTTGAGTCTTGACCAGGCAATTGCCTTGGCCTGCTTTAAAAATGGCGCGATGTAAATGAAGAATCCCAGCTCTAGCTTGAAATCAACTGCTTTATCGATCAGCTCCATGATGGCAAATTCAGACTTACCCGCCCGACGATGCAGGGCGTACACATTAAAGCGCTTGCGTTCTACATGGCACTTACGCTGCCAGTCGCGGGGAAAATAGCCCAGCCCAAGGCTGAACTCTTTACTCACGCGGTACTCCCGTCACCACATTGACAATGAGATTACCCTCTAAGCTGCCTTTCATTTCAGTAGGCAGCACGCGACCAATGAGCGCTAAGAAAGCATTAGGATTGTCATCAGCCTGGCGTTGCAGATACTCTTCACCACCCGCTTTATCTAACGCACCCAGGATCATGTCTTTTAGCGCCTTGGTGTTCTTATTCGGAGCGCCTTTAGGCCTACCCCTTCCTGCTGCTGGAGGCTTTACCTTGGGATTATTTTTCACTATTTTATTAGGCTTGCTGGGCATCTTCTGCTTCCACAATCAAAGTCTTGAATCCAAATGGCGTACTCACATAGCGTCGGTACTGGCAGATCCCTGCAATACAAGATTTAGTCACGCTATACATGGCAGCTAACTGAGCATAGGTCAGGCCAAAGTCTTCTCTTAAATCGCGAATCCGATCTACTTGCTCATTGTTTAAGCGAGCATTAGGATGATCTTCACCAATCCGCTCTCCTGTTTCCCCGACTGCGACCACTAGCTTTTTCTTAACCACCATGACGCCCTCCTTTCAAGTCCTTCAGTTTTTGCTTGTACTGCGCTTTTAACTCCAGTAAATCTGCTATGCCCCATTTTTTGACTGTCTGATCTGCTTCCAGCTNTTCTACCTGGGCCAGNCCAATGCGACGGATCAAGCCAATTCGGTAATCGACTGCTCTNCCTGCACCCCATCGGTTGCATTGCTTGCGTTGTCCGTGAGCNTTGCGCTCATCGAATCGTAGGTGCGGAGCGCTGCCGACAGATCGGTAGTGTCCACAGTCGTAAGCACCGCCAACATCGCCCGAAGATAAGAATTGATTGCAGCAAATACAAAGCTCATGCTTATCCCTTTCTCGGATATAGGCGTTAAATACGATTTGCACTTCTTTGATGTAATCCCTGGCAGTCTTGAGCGCTTCTTTGCGCTCTTTAGTGACTTTGATTTCTTTTTGCTTTTGTATCTTGGGTACTTTGATGGCACATTTTGGGGAGCAGACTACCTGGCCCATGCGCTGTTTGGTAAATTCTTTTTGGCAGATTGAGCAAATGGGCAACTTCAATCTTGCACCTTCCACTCAATCCCATTTTCTACACCCCAGGCATAAAGCCATTCAATAAATTCAATGCTGTCTGATTTACTAAATCGGCGCGATTGAATCCCGACTTGTACAACTCCTGAGTTATCCAGGTTCGGAATAATTGATCCCGCAGTGCGGCCTGTTTCTCTGGCAAAACGATCTAAGAGTAGCCGCTTCCAATCATCAGCTAACCATCGGCTGCCTAGGTGTTCTGCCTGCTCTGCGATCTCACCAATCATCGCGTGATATTTCTCTTCTTGCTCCCGTGTTTTTGAGAGCGGCTTTACTTCTAAGACGAGCTTATGGCCTGCCATCGTTAGGGTCTTAGCAAAATCCCAGGCCTGTTTAATGCACTGGTGCGCTTGACTAGGGTTGTAAAGCGAAAGAGTCAGTTTCTCGGTTGTCATTCCCAGGCTTTCTCATACCAGCCAGGATAGATTCCCTGGATGGAGCATTGCGGCTTCTGGCAATCGCTGCCAGCATTGCTTCCTGATGTATCCGTGATGGCCTCGCTGACTTGACCAGACGAATTGCACAGGATAGACACGCCAGTACATACAAACCCGACGAATGGGATGGGGATTCCGTGTTTGCAAGCTGGGTGGCACATGATTCGCATATCAAGCCGCTACCTTTCTCTGTTCACGGCGATCAACGATGAATTTGCGCATTTCAAAATACGAATTGAATCGAGCTTTTGATGGATCACCACCACATTCCACGCGATAAGCGTGTTCGATCTGAGCATCCGTACCCAATGGCAACTCTTTGGGTTGGCTTTGGGAGGCCAATGGTGTCCAATCGGCTAGGTAATGCTCATCAGGGCCAAAGAAGGTTGCAGGCTGTTTGATAAATTGCGGATCAATTCCAGAGGCCTTGCAATATTCGGCATAGCGCTTCACGCCTAGCACCATCTTCTGAGTATCTACGCCTGCCTTGACTCTGGCCTTCCAGGCTTTTAATGATCCTTGCTTGCTTGCTCCTGGGCGTTTTGGATAACAAGTCCATGCCTCTTCAAAAAACAAATCAATTGGAGGCGCAGCCTTCAAAGGTTTTATATTGGTATTGGTCTTGGTAATGGTCTTGGTTGCTATAGGGGTGGCATTAGGGGGGCTATTGGGATCGCTTTCCGATGGCTTTGCATCCCTATTTGCCCAGCGTTTCTCTGCGCCTTTTTTGCCTGACTCAGATAAATATTCATACTTAGCAATCTCTTTATCTGCCCTGGCGCTATGCCATAAATCATCACTACCTAATTCAAAAAACTCTTTGAGTAGAGTTAAAACAATCTCTGGATTACTTCTTACGCGACGCGCAATCCAGGAAGCATCATTAGGAAATGGCGCTTCATTGAGGTAATACAAATCCATCATGCGGCGATAAGCTAAGTCTTCAGCATCGCTTAAATGGCTTGTATGGCTGATGTAATCGCCAATATGAAATGGGTAGAAGTTCATTGAAATAAAACGCCTTGTGGATTCTTTGGGGGGATCTGTAATAGCTCCGCGTACTTGTTGCTCTCTGGGTTCTTCTGCTCCCCTACTGAGATCAATGCTTTCTTAGCGACCAAGGAATTGCAACGCCCACAAGTCGGGCCGTCGCGCCATCCCAGCTCATCTGCAATCTGACGACGGGTGCGAGCTACCCCATCATTCATCACTGCCATGACCTCTAGTTCTGTTCCTGTCAATGCAGCAGTAGATAGGCTGCGATAGGCGCTTAAACTGGTTTGGGATACTTGAGTTCTCATTCTTCACCCTCTAATAAAAGATGTTCTAAGCTGTCTGGCCTAGTCATGGCTGCTTCAAATAAAGTGCAAAACGCCCTCATGCGCTCTGGATCAATCGAGCGAGAAGTTATCGGTACTACCTTGAGATCTAAGGCAGCAAGCACCTTAGAGAAAGCTTCTAAATTTCCATCTTTAAGACGGCTAATCGTGGATTCACTTGTACCTATCGCGGCTGCGATTGCAGATTGACCATGTTCTGCAAGAGCGTGCAAGATGAGGCGTTCGATCTTGCGTGACAGATCTAGCTGATTAGGCGATAGTTCAGTCATGGATACTTTCCTTAACCAACTCAGGCCAAATCATTTCCCAGTCATCTGGGCGAAGGTCTTGTCTGGTAACTGCCGAATTAGTCGCTCTCTCAATGGCGACGGCATTTTCTGGTGACACAGATCTAATTCCCCCAGCCATCTGAGAGAGAAAGGATGGTGCTACCGAGATCTTTTGAGCTAATTCCTTAGCCGATCCGTAATTTTTTGAGATATAAGTTTTTAAGTCCATGAAGCGAATTTAGCAAAAGCTATACAAGATGTCAATAGCTTTTGTTAAATAAGCAAATGCTAAATTGTGTGTATATGAATAGACAGCAAAAATTAAAACAGTTGATAGACGAGCAGTTCGCAGGAAGTCAGGCCGACTTTTGCAGGAAGGCCGAGCTTCAGCCAGCGCAAGTAAATCAATGGCTCACGGGTTATCGCAACCTGGGGGAGAAAGCTGCGCGCAAGATCGAATCAAAGATTGGTTTAAAACCATTTTGGCTAGACAGCAATTTAGGCGACAACATCGAGGGCGACAATTTTTCACCCACTGTTGGTTTGCGTGGATCAGTGCCGCTCATTTCATGGGTTCAAGCAGGAAATTGGGAGAGCATCATTGATACACTAGCAATAGGCGAAGGCGAACGAATTGAAACTACCTATAAAGCCAACAAACATACCTATGCGTTAAGAGTGCAAGGGGATAGCATGGAATCCATGTTCCCAGATGGCTGCATAATCATCGTAGAGCCAGAAGATAACCCGCGTCCAGGGCAATATGTCATCGTTAGACAAAATGGTGATGAGGCCACTTTTAAGCAGTTAATACAGGACGGAAGCACCCTCTTTTTAAAACCATTAAATGCACGCTATCCCATTATGGAGCTGCGCAAAGATGCAGTCTTTTGTGGAGTTGTGAAGCGGATGGAAATGGATGTAATGTAATGAATATCTTAGCCATTGCCTATTTAGGCGTTGGATTGCTGTTAAGCATCATTGCCCTGCCCCTCTTCAAAAAACTGGGATGGTACAAGCGAGAAGGATGGTTCTACTGGATAGGATTTATTTTCTTCTGGCCCTTGATGATCTATGTCGTGACAGGCCTACTCTGCATGACTGCATATAAAAAATGGAATAACTACCAAAGCAAAAAAGAGTTTGAGAAAAAACAACGCTAACTTGAAGCGCTTACAGAACAAGTAAACCCGCACCTGGCGGGTTTTTTTACGCCCTCCTTTCTCCGTGTTTTCCCTAAATGCTAAATATATTTCGCATTTGCTATTGACTATTCATATCGCTTTTGCTAAATTAACAACTGGCAACACTGATTCACCGAAGCGAAGGCGAGTTGTAGGTGATTCAAAGGATTAGCAGTCCGTCAGTGGCAGGCGAAATAAGCCCTAGGGCGTAAGTAACCAGCAGCTAAATGAGTAGTAAATCGATTTGCAGTTCCGAGAAGTAGTGGTGGCGATGGTAACAAGGCAAGTACTCGAAGACGAACGCCCTTGGCAAGCCACCACTACGGCTCACCCCTTTATACGGAAAGTAAGAACCATGAAAAACATTGATTTAGTAACACCAACAGAACGCCTGCTCTTCACGGAGCAATCCTTAAAGCAAAAGTCTGATCGCTATTTCAAATATTTCATTGCTTTTGCTGCCGTCTATTTTGTAGCGCAGCTTGTACGCCCAGCGTTCATAGCTTAATTTTTTAATCAAGGAAGACAAAAATGAGTAATGCACTCACCACACTAAGTAAGAATCTGTCTGCCAAATTTGGTATGGGAGAAGAAGCTAATGTCTTGGAAACACTCAAGGCCACAGCATTTAAAGGTCAAGTATCTGATGCCCAGATGACTGCCCTATTGATCGTAGCAAATCAATATGGACTTAATCCCTGGACAAAAGAGATCTATGCCTTTCCCGATAAAAATAACGGAATCGTTCCCGTAGTTGGAGTTGATGGCTGGTCACGCATTATGAATGATCACCCGCAATTTGATGGCATGGATTTTGAGATCGATGATGAATCCTGCACTTGCAAGATCTATCGTAAAGATCGCAGCCATCCTATCCAAGTAACCGAATACATGAGCGAATGTAAACGCAATGTCGGGCCTTGGACTACCCACCCCAAAAGAATGTTGCGCCATAAAGCCATGATTCAGTGCGCACGCCTGGCGTTTGGATTTGTTGGTATCTACGATGAAGATGAAGCTGCGCGTATCAGAGAGGTTGATATGGGTAAAGCTCAAGTAGTTGACCCTAGCCTACCTACTATTAGCGTTGAGCGCCTGGATCAACTCTTTGCTGCCGTTGAAGCAGTGACTAGCTTAGAAGAACTGCGCGAAGTTTATTCCGCTGGTAACGCAGAAATGCTTGCTGCTAAGTTTGACAACAAATCATTTAAACAGGCTTGCACTGATCGCAGCAATGAACTCAAAGCTATTCCAATGGAAAGCGAGGCAGCCTAATGTTAATCATTTCTACCCATGAGCAAGGAAGCCCAGAATGGTTTGCAGATCGCCTTGGTAAAGCCACAGGATCGAACGCCAGCGCGGTAACTGCCAAAGGTAAGACCAAAGGTACAGAAGCCACGACACGCCGTAACTATCGCTTTCAATTAGCGTTAGAGCGGATCACTGGCAAACCAACTGAGGCCATGTATAAGAACGCCCACATGGAGCGCGGTAATGAGCTGGAGCGTTTTGCGCGTATGGCCCATGAAATCCATAGCGGTGAAATGGTTGAAGAGGCTGGATTTTGCTACCAGGACGGATCAATGTTTGGTTGCTCAGTCGATGGTTTTATCAATCACGATGGTATTGCTGAATACAAATGCCCTATGTCTGCAATTCACTACGGGTATATGCAAGACAACAAAGTACCGAATGAATACAAGGGCCAAGTTATTCATAACCTACTGACTACTGGGCGCAAATTTTGCGATTTTGTAAGTTATTGCGAAACCATGCCAGACAAATTGAAGTTGTTTGTCTTTAGGTTTGAGCCTACCCAGGCAGAGCTTGATGAATATAAAACAGAGCTAGATCAATTCTTGGTTGATGTTGAAAAACTCACCCAAGAAATTGAATTAAAAGCAGCTTAATCAACGGGGCGAAAGCGGATTCGACTGAACTACTTGATCACGGACAAGCAGTCGTGCAGCGAGTAGCCCCACCCAATACGAAAGATAACAAAATGAAAATACTCATTTCTACCTTAGCAGCACTTAGCCTGGTAGCTTGCGCCAGTAAGACCAGCCACCCAGAACAGACTTTAATCGTAGAGCAAGAGATACATGGTATGTCGCGTAACGAAGTGATCTTAGCTATCCAAGAGTGCGAATCTTCTGGTATGCGCGCAGTCTTGATTCACTCTAAACGCAAAATCAATAATTTCAACNCCGATATTGTTGTTGATATTACTTGCGCCCCACGATTCAAATTCCCTAATTAAAAACATGAACGCTAAAAAAGCTAAAGCATTACGCCAAATGGCGCGTCGCTTAACCCAAGGTAAGCAGCAAGTTGTTTACAAAGAAATGGGCGCGAATAGCCGAATGGTTGAGGATGGTATTTCCAAAGAAAGAATGGTTCGTATCACTGCTCCGATCACAGTAGCAGCCGACACCACAAGAGGGCAATACCAGGCTCTTAAACGAATTATTAAGGCTGAATATGGAATCAATAAAAAATGAGCGATACCAAGCAAACAAACCCAAAGGATATAGTCGGCACTCGCAAAGCTCCCATGTCCACCATCCCTGGAAATGTGATGGCAGAAATTGGAGTTGCAATGCTAGAAGGCGCTTGTAAGTACGGACGCCATAACTATCGTATTGCTGGGGTACGGGCATCGGTTTATTACGATGGAGTTAATCGCCATCTAACGGCCTGGTGGGAGGGAGAAGATTACGATCCTGATAGCGGCCTATCCCATATTACTAAAGCCATTACCTCATTGGTAGTGCTGCGTGACGCAATGATTCAATCTATGTGGACAGATGATCGCCCACCAAGATCCAAAGAGTTTTATACAGAACTCAATCAAAAAGCGGCAGCAATCATTGATAAATACGCCAGCCTTAACCCGCAGCATTACACCATCGCGGATGGCGCTCCATGAGTCAAACCAGGCTGGGATCTTTTATTGAGGCATGGATCAATGTGTTTATTGGTTTTTGGATTAACTACATTGCCAATCTTTTGATCTTCCCTCTTTTTGGATTTCACATCAGCCTGGAGGCTAATTTTGTAATGGGCCTGCTTTACACAGTTATTAGCGTAGCTAGATCGTATTGCATACGACGCTGGTTTAACGCAAAGATTCACGCAGTAGCAGAAAAACTCAGTCACTAAGGAAAAGAAAATGGCATCAGTTAATAAAGTAATCGTAGTAGGTAATTTGGGCAAAGATCCAGAAACCCGTTATATGCCATCTGGCGACGCGGTATGTAATTTCAGCGTAGCGACTACCGACAAATGGAAAGATAAGCAATCAGGCGAAACCAAAGAGGCTACTGAATGGCATCGTATTTCTGCCTTTGGAAAATTGGCTGAGATCTGCGGTCAATACCTAAAGAAAGGTAGCCAAGGTTACTTTGAAGGAAAACTACAAACTAGAAAGTTTACGGACGCTGCTGGTATTGAAAAGTATTCCACAGAGATTAGATTAGAAACAATGCAAATGCTAGGAGGCAAGCCGTCAGAGCAAAGCAGCGAAGGTTATAGCCGACATAGCGCTGCGCCAGCTCAAGCGCCATCAGGCGGATTGGGATCAATGGATGATGACATTCCTTTCTGACATGAAAAAAGGCCATAAGAAATACCAAAAAACGCCCAATGCTAAACCCTCAGATAACCTCATTGCCATTGGAAATCGCTACCTTACTTGGCGGTTTACTCCTGGGGGCTTACCTGGGCTATCTAATTTATTCCCTGTTTTGTGCGATCTTAGGACATCGAAATGACAACATTCACCACTGACGACAGAGTATCAGCAGAGCTTGAAGTAATGCCAGCAGCTTCTAGCACAGTGACCTCACAAGTACCTATTGCCTTCCAATGCTTTAAGACTCCAGAGCATTATGTATTGGAGGCCAATATTCCAGAAGAGATTGAGTACATCAAGTCATTAGGCTTTCAAAGACTTGTGCCGCTTTATGACAGGCCAGCTCCGAAGGAATGGGTAATCAGCGCAAAGTATCGTGAACTAACAGATGAAGAAATAACTGAAATATATAAAAAAATATATGAAGAAGGACATGAAAATCAAGTTATTGCGTTGGCTAGAGCAATACTAAGAAAGGCCAGCGAATAATGATCTATTTTATTTACGCCGTATTAGTGCCGCTTAATCTTGCAATAACACTAATAGCGATACCACTTAGCTTAGTCCTTCCAAGGTTTGCCACTCAGTCTGTTGGATGGTGTGACAATCATGGGTTTTGGGGTATTGGGCCACGATTACCTAATTGGCTTTCGTGGTTTCAAACGCCAGACAATAGCCTCGATGGAGATCATTCATTTATTGCCATCAATAGCTATGGTTATTGGGCGCAAGTGAAATGGCTGATCAGAAATCCCGCTTATGCCTTTGCTATGCGGTATATCAATACGATTGAAAATAAGCCAGTTTTATACGGCAATGATTCAATTAAAGACAATGACAATGCGGTAGCAGGATGGTGTTTTGTGAAGTGCGCTGGTCTATTTCAATTTACCTGGGTGCAGCCAATTGGATTCTCTCGTTGTATCTATTGTGTATTTGGCTGGAATATTCGAGGCACGCTGCATCAAGATCCATCTGATAGCTATCAGGCCACCTTTGCTTTTAGCCCAAGAATATCGGGGTTTAGATGAGCGAACTATGGACTATTGAGGATATTGCCTCATTCTTAAAGAAGTCACGATCTGCTGTATATGCTAGAGTAGTGACTATTCCAGACTTTCCAAAGGCTATTAGGCTTCCATCTTCTGGTGGAAAAAGGCTTCACCCTTTATGGAAAGCTGAAGAAATTTACAAGTGGGTTAGCAAGTATCAAAAGTAAAGCCACAAATTAACCACAATCGTCAGCTATCCCAATAGAATCAAGCCGTAGAAGTCCCTTCCTGGGCACCACGATTTAGACCTATAAGCCCCGTACTATATGGCTCTCAGCCTTATTTTACGGGGTTTTTCTTTGGTTTCTTAGCCACCCTGCAAACCTTGATTTGTCTTGATTTGTATCGATTTAATCGTTAGCATAGCCACAAATTGACCACATAATAACCACATGGCAAATATCACAAAGCGCGGCAACAACTGGCAGGCCAGAACCAATTGTAAGGGGATTCGGCAATCTGCTACTTTCCCCACGAAAGCGGAAGCTACGGCCTGGGCTGCTCAGATCGAGAATGAAATCCTGTCTGGGGTGCGTGGCAAAGTGAAAGCCGTGACCTTTGGCAAGTTGCTGCAAGAGTACGCTGAGAAGGTATCTCCTACCAAAAGAGGATCTAAATGGGAGATAACCCGCATTAGCTTGATCTGTAAGGACGATCTGGCATCAGTTAAATTGGCTGATTTAAGTAGCCAAGATTTTGCTAAATGGCGTGATGGACGATTAAAAGATGTATCCCCTGCTTCCGTTAGGCGTGAGTGGAATATCCTATCATCAGCTATCAACATCGCTATTAAGGAATGGGGATGGTTATCTGTAAATCCATTGCTCTCAGTCAAGCGCCCAGTGTCGCCACCAGCTAGGGAAAGACTCTTTACTGATACTGAGATCGATTTGCTATGCCATACCCTAGGCTATACCCCAGAAAATAAGCCACAAACTACAACGGCAAAGGTAGGCGCAGCCATGTTATTTGCGATTGAAACGGGAATGAGAGCTGGTGAAATTGTGGCCCTGAAGTGGTCAGATGTGGATAAAACAGTGGCCCAGGTTCGCCAGGGAAAAACTGATGCGGCTACCAGGCGAGTCCCCCTATCAAAGGCAGCTCAAGCTATCCTTAATAATCTGCCCAAAGATGGGGATCGTTGTTTTGAAATTGAAACCAAACAGATTGATTCTCTGTTTAGAAAAGCCAAAGACAAGGCCTTAATTGATGGGCTACATTTTCACGATACTAGGGCAACGGCAGTGACAAGGTTAGCCAAGAAGCTCGACATCCTAGATCTGGCTAAAATGATCGGGCATAAAGATCTGCGTATGCTCCAGGTGTATTACCGAGATTCAGCAGAAGAAATCGCTAAAAGATTAGGTTAATAAATGACTCTTTAATAAGTCATTAACCTATTTAAGGACTCTTTAATGAGTCAATAAATGTTCATATAGGTATCAATATGAACGAGCAATCAATACTTATAGGTATCAAACCTTGATCTTCTCACCTCGCCACCAGACATGATCCTCATCAATCACTTCGCAGATCTCAGGAGGCATTAGCTTGCCGTCTTTAATTGTTCCCAATGCCCATCCGCTGCGCCAGTTGCGGGGGTTGTCTTCCATGTATCCAAACTGCTGCCCCCAAGGATCAGCTAATGTGCCTGTATCAACGCCATAGCGCGTGCCTTTATAGTCACTCCACCTAGCCATGCCAAGCGCGTGCAAGTGGCCCGTGAAGAATGATGTGCCGCCTTTAAGAATATTGTTATGCGTTGCTTGAATACCATTGTGCCAACGATGCTTGATCATTACATCTTCGTTGATCATTAGCGACCAGCATGAAGTCCATCCTGGAATGTGATCATCTAAGGTAAACCCTTTAACTTTTTCGTACTGGGGTACAAAGCCAGATAACTTGGAGTCAAACCGAATACAGTGATTTCCTATGGTACGAATAAACTTAGTCGCCCCACCCTTACAAGCCTTTTCAAGCTCGCTTAACCGATCCTGGACGGCCTCTAATTCTTGCTGGACAGTTGGCCTTTCTTCGTACCCGATCCTAGCGTGAGAGCTGATTGAAGTGCCATCTAGGATGTCGCCGTTAGCAATGAGAATCTTAGGCTTAATAGTTGGCAGTAGTTTTAATAATGATCGATGAGCCGTACTAATAATCCCTGGAAAATAGTGTGCATCAGAGAAAACCACAAATACACCATTTTCCATATCGACTTTGATTCTTACCTTATCCTCTGGAATAGTCATCTTGTATTGAGCATTTCCATGAGTACAAGGAAGGGTAATGCCGTACTTGGATTGAAGTTTTACTCTGCGAGTATTGACACCCCTCAGATCCATATCTAAATGCTTGGCTACTTTTGCGGGTGACTTTAATTCCATCCATATCTTAATGAATTGATCGTCAGAATATTTGTGCAGTTTTGTCATATTTTGCTTAATTTTTTAATCCAATAGCAAGCGCCCTCTAATCCCCAGGGCTTGCTCGGTTTGTACATCTTGAATCCATTAGCAATTAGATTATTTGCAGATGGGCAGTTATTTGTTGTATCGGTGACTAGATGACTCCAGCCCTGTTTCTTAGCAAATCGAGTACGAACTTGAATGAGGCGCTTATGTAAACCCATGCCGCGATAGTCCCACTTCACTCCAGCTCGGCACATATAGCCCGTATTTCTCCAGCTTGATGATGGGCTTACCCCACAAAAACCAATTGGTTTCGTGCCGTCATAAGCCATCCACCAATAGCCAGAATCAAACTCAATCAATTCATCTAAGCGAAAGAACTCGCTGTGCAGCCGCTTTAGATCTTCTCGGATCTCTTCTTTTTGAATATCAACGGATTTAATTTTTAAATGAGTTGACTTCATGGCTGTCACTTGCGCCCTGAGAGGTGCTTCATTTTTTGCATTTGCTCAAAATCCTCGCGACATTCTGCATTGCAGAAATGCCCACGATCAATATGCTCTTCGCAATACTTACAGTGGCCCGTGAACTTCATTGGCTGATTCTGGGATCGCGCTGCCTTTATAGCCAGATCACGATCCATCATTTCTTGATCCGTAGCTTGATCGTAGATGTCACTCATTTGCAGCCTTAATTGCTTCGATCTGCCCCGCTACTTCGCGGTATTTTCGATGGTTTTCGATGGAGGTGGAGAGTACGGCAGCAAGGTCAACGGGGGAGCTGATACTGTCAGAGCTGTCTGGGATTGAGGTTTCACCACTTGCACTGGCGTTGAACAGGCGGATAAAGCCATAGGTAACACGGCAATTATCAGCACGCACGCCAAGGCCGTTATTAGCATAGAGCGATTTAGCTTGCTCTTGATAGGCTGCACTTTTTGCTTGCTCTCTTCGGATAGTGGAAATGAAGGCTTCAGTGGCTTTGGCGTTTTTGGCTTGCTCGTCGAGGATCGCTTTGTTGATGGCTTCTTGACGGCTGGTTTTTTCGCTACTGATTTTGGCTTCGTAGTAGTTTTTTTCGTAGTTGTGACCAAGGTAAATTCCTCCTAATAGAGAGATGACTGCCGCAATCAGAATCGCGTACAGGGTATTTAGACCATTTGTTAAAAATGAAAACATTACGCACCACCTATACAAGTGTTGAATTCTTCATATCGGCGCCTGGTTAAGCCAGGTTGAACGACTCCACCAGCGCGATTCCATTTAAGGATGTCTTGACAAGCGCCCGTATAGTCCTGGGCGTTGAGTTTTTTGACTAGGCCAGAGCCGCAAAAAGCGCCTACGCCAATGTTATAAGACAAGGATAGGTAAGCGTCATACTCACCTTGTGAGATCGGTACAGTAATGCACTGTTTGATGCCAGCAGCGTGTTCATCAGCGCTGATTAAGAGTTTTCGTAAGGCTTTAGGGGGAGTAGTCGTTTGACCAGGCTGCACACCTTTAGTTTCTCCAAACCCGATAGTTGGTATTCCTACGACATCTTTATAGGTTTGGCCCACATACCCTTCATTCATCGCAATACTGACTAAAGCAGAAGCGCTGATGACCAGCGCTGCAATACTTGTGCGAGTCTTTGGCGTACTTCGCTCTATGATGGGGGGATTCATAAGCCCTCTTGTGCGACTAATCGAGAGATAAAAGCGCCGCCGACTGCCAGGAATGACAATATGGCAAAAGTTTCCCTGGGGATCTGATCAGCAAAGATAGGAAGAGCGACTTCGCAGCCACTCAATATTCCCGCTACCAACATAAAGCGAATAGACCATCCCTTACGGAGAATGGTTTTCCAGTTTGGGTATAGCTTCATTATGAAAAGAGCTTTTTAATGCCCATTGTGATTAACGCGCCTACCGATCCAGCGGCAAGCAAGAGAACATAAATTCCACCCTTACCTTGATTGATTGCCGCATTGATGCCGACCATTTCTTTTCTAAGTAAATGGATCTCAGCCGTCAAAGTTTTGACATCGGCCTGCAATGCACCGAACTCTTTAGGATCGATTTCGCCTGACATGATTATGCAAAGTCCGCAGGTGTAAAGCCAAAACGCTCAATCACAGAAAGGTCTTGTACTTCTGTCCAAATAGGATCTACCGCTGGGCCAGTGTACTCAGGCTTACCATATCCATCAGGATAAATAGCCGTATCTACTTTACGAGTCATGCTACCTTTAAGGTAAATCATAAAAGTGGTGTAACTTTCAGTACCTATAAGAGCGTCTAAATCTTCACGCGTATTGATGACTGTCGCCATATTTCTTCTCCAAATAGTGAAATAAATTACAAGTGTCAGCGTGGCTTGCGTGTCCACGCCATGAAGCAATAAACTTTTGCAGTTCTAAATCCATACCTTTTGAGGTGTATTTAGCGATTTTTCTTTTAGCTCTGGTAACAGAGTCTTTACGCAGTAGCTTGTGGGTAGGCCAAATACGATAGCCAAGAAAATTGATTCCTCGACTGGTAGGACTGGCGTTCCATTTACTAATTTTGAGTTTTAAATTCTCATAGGAGAACTTGGCAATTTTGTCAAAGTCGGCGCGCAGTTGGTCTAAGTCATTACCAAGAATAACGATGTCATCCATATATCTAGCCCAATGGCGATGGCCTAATTCAAAATGTATAAAGCGATCTACTGCACCACCATAGACATTTGCAAATAGTTGACTTGTTAAACTACCGATAGGGATACCACTACCAGTAGGAGGCAATATCTCTTTAACAATTTTTAGTGTTTTTTCACAGGTAATTTTGCGTTCAATCATCTTTAGCAAAATTTCTCTATCTACGCTAGGAAAGAATTTAGAGTAATCCGTTTTTAGGTAATACTTATATTCACCTTGACGCAGTTTTGCTTGGATAAAATTAACACCCTTATGTGTACCCATATTATCTCGGCAAGCAAAAGTATTGGGAAGTAAAGTTGCTTCAAAGATTGGACTAATAATGTTGCATAGTGCGTGTTGCACCAATCGATCTTTAAAATCTAATGCTGAAATGAGTCTAGGTTTTGGCTCTTTGACAATAAACTGTCTATATCCGCCCATCTTATAAGTTCCGCTAAGTAGTTCTTTTTGTAACGCCAAAAGATTTGCTTCGGAGAACTCATTAAATTGCAAATAGCCATAAGTCAATTTTTTTGCTGCGGCAGTTTTTTTAAATGCCAAGCGTAAATTGTCAATGTCGGCTATTAACCCAATTAAATTTCGGTGTTTTTTAGCCATAGAAATGTCAGCCACGCCTTTCGATGTTTCACTACTCTGCGTTCTGCTGAACCCAACAGTGTATTTCCCGAGGGAGGATAGATTCGGCTGACCATATGTTGCTAGGTCGGCCTGCGAAACCGTAGTTGTCGCAGAGCGAATAAATGGTATCGTCACAGACGCCGCGAGCCCCGATGTTGTTGTTCGAGTTCGTAGGAGAGTTGTTCCAATTCGAGTACCGCGATCCAGCGTTCGCTGCATCACTCCAGTTGCCCCCAAAGATAACGGCGTGTTTATCCGATCTACCCTTTGCGAACCTTGATAATCCAAGACCCTAATATTTGACCCACTTCGGCAAGTTTGATTAAAGCGACTTGGTGTTGGTGATTGGTCATACATTTGAGCTTTGGTGTTACCAACATTCGTAACCAAAAGCGTATCTGCGCTAGATTGGCATCTGCGAGATACAGCTTGCTTATTTGATTTGTTTTTCCTGCCTGATAAAAAAGATCGGGTTGCAATAGAAGACATCGTAAGAACATATCTCTGACTACCCCGTGCGCCCTTGGAATCTTTTGCGCAATCGGGTAGAGGTACGAGATAACTTCCTCGTACTTCCTGATAATGTTCATTTCTTGGTAACATTCGACTGGATCTTTGATAGGTGTCATCGGGGCTTTCGCCCCTCTAGTCAAGGATCAGGTGGTCACAGACGCCGCGAGCCCCGAGGCCGGAGTACGAGACCGTAGGAGAGGCGTCCCAACGCGAGTCCCGCGAACCAGCGATCGCTGCATCACTCCAGTTGCCCCCAAAGAGAACGGCGTTCGGCAGTTGATAGGTTTGACCACGACTAATCGTATTAGCTGTCCAGCCTGCTGCCGCTGCGCCACCGCCAAATTCATTACCCCATTGATTCAGTACACCAGTGGATTGAATCACACCCCACTTGGATGTATAGGCAGCATTTAAAACAGTATTAGTTTGATCTGCACCAATAGAAGAGGCTTCAGTAGTGCCGTAGGCTAAAGCTGAAAACTCCTGATGGCGCGGCAAGCGTTTGCCATACGCGGCAGTAACTTCAGCCGCCTCCCACCAGTTAAATTCACCATAAGCAGTAGAACCATTACCGCCAAATTGAGTAGGTACTAATGGAGGTGTTGTACCGCGGGCATAGGCCACATTGTATTTAGAAGTACCGTTAGTAATGTGGTTAATGTTCAATAGGTAAATATCAGACCAAAAACTATTTGCCACCAAAGTCATTCCGCGTGGATCTGAACAATGTGGTTTAAAAGTCAAGTCCCAGCAAGAATAAGTGTTGATCGCTGGAGTTGTATTACCGCCTGATTGAGCTGTCGCATTACCGCCAGGTGCATAATGGAATCCACCAATCTTACGAGAAGTAGCTGTTGTATAACCACTTGGGGCGCTAAAGCTAGAATCAGCACGAATAGTACCGTCGTTACAAGCATAAATTGCATAGTCTATACCAGCCGTTAAAGTCGGCATTGTGACGCTAGTGCCCGAGGCTATCGTAAATAGCACACCCGCCACTTCAACATAGAGCTTAGTCTGGGTGACTACGCTAGATGCTGTTGGTGAAGTAAATAATGCTTGATGTGGCACATCCTTTTTGAATAGGCCATACGCTGCAATGTCGCCGTACAAAGAATCGCCACTTTGCAATTCTTGAATTTGAGTTCCGTTTAAAACTAATGGGTAACGAGCTGTCATAGCTAATCCTTGTTAGGTCGTAAGATTTACATTTATCGTTCCACCAGAACGATTTGATACTGGTAATACCGATCCTGTTAATTGCACTAGAGTGGTAGTTGCACTACGCAATAAAACAGACATCTTGTATGAGGTAATTGAGGCTATATAAGCTGCGCTGTTGGCTGCGCTTGTGGCTGAACTTGCAGCAGAAGTGGCTGAAGTTGATGCAGAAGAAGCACTATTTGCAGCATTTGTTTCGCTGGTCGCGGCATTGTTTTTGCTAGTTAAAGCTGCTGCGGCAGAAGAGGCCGAGGCAGTAGCGCTATTAGCGCTATTTGTTGCCTGAGTTGTCGCCAGAGTTACTTGTGCTGCGCCATTTGTAGTGGCTAAAGCAGCTTGAGTAGTCGCAGTAGTTGCTGATCCAGCAGCAGATGTTGCAGAATTGGCGGCTGCCGTAGCAGATCCCGCTGCCGCCGTGACATTCGCGCCCGTAGTAGCGGCTGCATTAGATGATGTCGTTGCGCTATTGGCAGATGAAGTTGCGCTTGCGGCTGCGGAAGCAGCAGAGGCAACGGCATTGGCAGCGTTGGTATTAAGGGTAGAGATTAGTTGGGCTGGAGTAACTGAGCTTGAAATGTCAGTTTTAACTGCGCGCCCTACTTGCTCTTTAAGCTGCTGAACCAAAATGGTCAGCTTATCTAGAGCCGTGTTAAGGACGGATGGATAGAATCCACCTTGGTTTGTCAGGTCAGTTGCCTGCAACGCCCCTACTTGGCTAGACAGTGTGAGCAAAAATCCAGTAGTCAGTGCGCCTGGTAGCGTGACTGTACCGCCTGGGTTTGCATCTTGATTGCTATTTAAGGTAACTGAGTAATCAGTATTGAGAGTTAAGACTGTTTCAAACAATGACAAGTCAGTGCGAACTACTAATACATCGGCAGTAGTAAAGACTTTAAATGCAAATGAAAAGGAAGTAGTTAAGCCATTACCCGTATAAGGGCCAGCTTTTCTTGTTTCACTGGAAATCGTCAAGGTGTTTCTCCCTATATCTCAGCCATCAGTTTGATAGGAGATATAGGAAGTACGCGCACCTAAACTGCTTCTACCCTATTGTTTTGAATACCCAAATAAAACAGCCAATGGGTTTTCAGTCTTACCTTCTGATAGGGCAATCACACCATCCACAGTACGATTGATCTGCGCACTAGGTAAGTGCAATGCAATACCGCCCACATTGATCACTGACCTGGCTAATGCACGATCTAAATCACCTTGACCGATTTGCTTACCGAGCTTATCTAGCTCCTGGAAGAAGCGTAATCCTGCTGGGCCACCATAGGCAGTGTCAAACATCTTCGTGCCAGTGATGTATTGAACTGCGCCAGTTGCTTCGCGTAGGCCTACCATCAGGCCCATGAGATAGCTGATCTGCTCAGAAGCCAATTTGCGCGCAATCTTTTCCCAGTCATCATCGCCAGCACCGCTAGGCATTAAGGCATCCTTGAGTAGTGAGGCTAATACCGATGGTACGGAGTACAACAATAAGAAGTCCCAGGCCAAAGCCATGACTTCGACTGGACTCTTGAAGTTGGTCTTCTTAGTCTGATCAACGCCCAAATTGTAGGCAGCGCTAAAGTAGCCGTAAAAAACAGTAAAGAGTTTTTGCAAATTGCCACCGCGTTGCACTTTTGCTAAATCTTTAATCTGTCCACCGCCTTGAGAATCGATTACGGCCTGATCAGCTCTAGCAATAGCCGTCGCTTCATCTACGCCATTTTCTGCATCCATAAGCGCAGGATCAGCTAATGCTTTTTGATACGCACCCCACCAAGTCGGCATATCGGCTACGAGCTGTAAGGATTGCATTGGAGCAAACATCAACGCATCGAGCTTTTCACGAATCTCACCTTTGCCTTGGACAATTGACTGCACTTCATTGACTTCGCGATTGAGTGTTCTGGCACGATTGCGCATAAATTCAGACTTCTCATGCACTTGCTTAACTAAGCCGATTGGGGATTTTGCCCACTCCACAATTCCTAAACCTACCCAGCGTGTGCCAATGCGCACCATAGACTGAGTTAAGCCTAGTGGCTGGAGCATGGAGTTCATCAAGTTAAAGCCTAGACCAGCTACCGCAGCGCCAGAGCGCAGCGGAGTTAAGACTTTAGACATCGCATCCATATCAGGCGAATCGCCTTTGGCAATGTCAGTAATGGCTGACTTGAATTGAGCGATGACATCAGCGCCAAAGCCAGTACGGATTGCGTTATCTAAGGACTCATTCTTAATAATGCGATTGGCATCGATGACCCATTCATGCCAGGTCAAATCATGGATCACATCATTAACACCCCTAAAGAGCGCATCCCAAGTAAGAATCAATGGTCGGCCTGTTACCTCTTCAGCACGATCTTTGGTAAATGAACGACGGGTAGTGGCAGCATTAAACGCGCCACGCATCATCTGCTTGGCTGCTTCGGCATCAGCAAACTGCTCTGCTCTACCTGATTCACGCGGATCGTACACAATCGGGAAGTAGCCGCCATTGAGATCTAACTGCGTACCTTCTTTTGTAGTCACAGTAAGGCGTTGTGGCTCGACCCAGTTGGGCTCTTTACCCATCACGCGGCGCTCTTTATCCGCAATCATAGGACGATAGGATTCAAAGAAGTCCCAAATGTTCTGCACAAAATTCCAGTCGGCAGCCGTCAAGTTCTTCATTACAGGCGTTAATTGTTCAATCTGCCAGCCACGCCCATCAAGTAAGCGCTGTTGATTACCAGCATTACCCATGTTCAAAGCGATTACGATCTGCTCGCCACGATTCAAACTCTCTTTTAGAGTCGGGAAGTATTGGCCTTTACCGCCAAACTTACCACCCTTGAGGATTGGCTCTAGCAAAGCAGATAAGCGATGAGTCGCATCTGCGCGCATAGTCGCTTCGTGATCCCCTGCTTGATTCATGCTACGGATCAAGTATTCCCACATTGGGCCGCTCTCTTTGTAGCCATCGAGTTCACGGGCAAGACTTGCCGTTTTACGATGAGCTGCAAAGAATCCTTTGAATAAGCGCACGGCCTTATTACCCAGGGTATCGCGAGTACGATTATCAATCTGTCGATTATTGGAGCTTTCTTCGACAGATTGCACCATTTGATTGATGATCTCTGAAAACTTGCGATTGTCTTGGGCAGTCAATAACTTCTCTTTGAGTCTGCCTAAATGCTCAATCTGCTTCACGGATTCAATCAAGCCGCGCAGCTCTTCGACTGTCATATCCTTGTATGACTGGCGATAGGCTTCTGCCTTGACCTTGCTTGGAAGATCGACTTCGATTCCTAGCTCTTCTTGCTGGGTAATCCAGGCAGCCAAAGACTTGCGCTTATCAATGTTCTTGAGCGTTGTGCCTTTACGCAAATCAAAGCGCTCTAAGATCGCATCGATCTGATCAAGGTAATCTACATCCAATGCCTTGCGTGTACCCTCATTGTCAAACTTAGTCAGGTAACGCAGGCCTTTTTCGACCTCATCCTGGGCGTCATAGACGGCTTTAGTCGCATAGGTATTGATAATCTGGTTGCGCTTATCAGCAGCCGCTTGCTCTAGCTTGCCTTCTTTGAGCGCTTTCTCAGCAGCCTTGGCAGCGCGCACTTCAGAGGCCGCATACGGAGAAGGCTTGAGATTACGAATAATCAGGCGATCAATCATATTCTTAGCAAACTCTTTGGCAGCGCTCGTTAAGACTTTAGGTTTACCAGTAGCCTTATTCAGCGCGTTCAATTCAGTAGCGACGAACTTGGCACGGGCTTCATTGTGAATTGCTACATCAGCAGCCTGCTGTAATGCTTCTGGGCTTGTGATGTCGCCATAGCGCTCTAGCATCATCTGGTCTGTCAGATTGGCAATAGCTTCTTTTGGATTTGGCATCGAAAGAATAGATTGCACTAACTCATCACCAGAGCTAATACCAAACTGTTCAGCTACTAGATCGGGGTGGATACCATTGATCGCGACCATCTTCATTGCTTCTAACTGATTGATCTGCTCTCTTGGTACGGGTAGCCCAACTAACTCACCAAAGTCTAAGCGCCCTGCTCCCAGCTCTTCTAGGTTTAGTCCTTCACCAGCGCGGCCTTCTTGACCGAGTAAGCGAGGATCAACGCCAACGGCGTACTGTGGATCGCCACGCAACTCCGCATCGATCTTGTCTTCGAGTTCACGAGTATCAAACTTGCCATGCTCATCGACTGTGAGATAGCCATAGTTTGCAAGGATTTCTCCCATAAAGTCTAAGGACTCACCGCCATTACGCTTAAAGACATACTTGCCAAATGCAGGCATTGGACTCTTCATCTTAGGGTCTAATCCCATCAGGGTATCGATCTCATCGCGCTTGAGGCCGCCTAACTTAGCAATAGCCGTGAACATGGAATCGACTTCTGGCGTGACTGTATCTTTATCGGATTTTGGAAGCGCGTCAGGTACGATCTTCTGATCCTTATCCATCCTGTTTGACAGGAATGTCCAGGCTTTATAGATCGGTTGACTCAAGACTTCACGACGCGCATCCATCATTACTTCAGCGCGACGGGCCACATTTTGCTTCTGGAGCTTCTTAATGATCTTTCCCCTGGCATTGTGTAGCCATTGCATATCTTTGAGGCCCTTGGCTTCTAATGCAGAAAGCGCTTGCATTGAAGCATCCAGATCGAGCGCATGATAGGCTGCAAACTCTTCGGTTGTCATGCCTGCCTGGTCAGCCGATTCAAACAAAGGCATCATCGATCTGCCCTGTTCAGCTAACTGGATCTGCTCTGATGACGCCAACATACGATCAAACACTTGGCGGATTGAATCATCTAACTTGCCTGCTTCTGGATTGCGCGCTACAAAGTCTTCAATCGACTTATACACATTCATTAACCAGGCGCGGAAAGCCTGGAATATGCGCTGTAATTCAATGGATGGCGCTTTACCTTCAAACAAATAGCGCTCAAAAGACTCAGCAGTACGCTCATGGTAGCTGCGCTTTTCTTCTGGGCTAAGTGTGTACCACTGGTTTAACTGGTCATTAAGGCTGCCTTGTAAGCCATGCCATTCCAGCATCTTGCTTACATCACCCATGAGCTGACGCTCACCTTCCGTTAAGAAGCTCGTGCCCATTTCAACGGCAGTACGATTTAATTCTGCTGCTAAGTTAATGTCACTCTCAAAGAAGAAGTGGCCTGACTCATGCAAGAATGTAGAAAGGTCTGCTGATTTGAGCAGGGTAATAATGCTAGGGGATTTAGAAAGATCTGATCCAAAGGCGATTTGACCGCGCTGGGCCTGGAATAGAGTCTGGCCTGACATTACGGCACTACGGATTTCTGGAGTCAAAACAAAACCAGGCTGTGTAAGGCTTTCCATTTCACCACGAATAGACTCATCTCCATTACCTAATTCTTGACGCTCCATGATGTGAGTAAGGCGCTCTGCCTCATCAAAGTCGCGACGCTTTTCTGCTGCTTGGATTTGATCGTAAGTTACTTTCTTTTCTGTGCCTATTTCAATAGGCTCAATTTTTCCGCCACCTACTTTTTTAAGAACATCATTAACTACTTTTGGCAAGATTTTGTCATAAAATCCTTCCATGCCTTCGCCGCCGACTTTTAAATCGAGGCCAGAGTAGGAATGAAAATGCTCACGATTATTAGCAAAATCGTCTTTAATTTTTGATGCTAAATCCTTTCCAACATGATCTTCAAGATCAATAAGATTGAAAAGTGTTTTATTGATTACTTGATTGGCCTCTTGATCATAGGCAGTTAATTTAAAACTTTTAACTGCGCCGCTGTCATCTACATCTCGCTCGATGTCTAAATTATTGATTTCTTTAGAAAGATCAAAACGATCTGCTGCCTGTTCTCCGTTTACAAATGCTACTTTGTCATAGCCATTTTCAGCGGCATAACGCGTAATGCGCTTGACTGCTAGTGCAGTCCAGGCTTTTGTATCTTTTAGTGGCGCATTTGGAACACCATACTGCGTCATCATTTTGACAATATCTTCATCGCTACTATTTGCTACCGACTCTGGGGAGTATCCGTTGTCAAGCATTTTTTGCCTTGCTTGTTCAATTGACATATCTCCACGATAACCTTTCTTACGGCCAGCTTGATGCCAATCAGATTGGATCTCTTCTACAAATAAGACTTTATTGCCTTCTGAATCAGTGCGATCATTAAAACGAATATGAGCTAAGACATTTAAATCATCCCAATGAGAAGATTTGTAGTTGCTCTTAGGATCTGCTTCTGGCTGCTTTTCACGCAAGATGTAGGCCTTTGCTTCAGCCTCAGTCTTATACTTAGATTTAGGAATTTGAAAGACTTGTTCTGGAGCATTGAAATACCAGAACCGATCTGGATCACTAGCGATCTTGGTATAGATAGATCCTAAATCCCCCATGCGCTTCACTTCAGCATCGGTCATTTCAAAAATATCTTTACTCATCAAAGTCTTATATTCAGCCTCTTCTTCTGAAGTTAATGCTTTCTGTGGCTCAATAGCTGTAACATTTTCATTGGTGTAGGTAACGCCGCCCTGTTCTGGCAGAGTAATCAATAGCTCTTTGTAGTTTTCGCCGCCTGGTAAAGTCCATTTCCCATACTTAGTAATGCCTTCTTTTTCAAGTCTTAGGCCAAGATCCATAGCAATATGCTGCGCTTCACCCTCTGCAATGGTGTCACCAGTTTCATCATCAATTAGGTATGAATACCCCTCTGGGCCACGATCATCGAATGTATATCCGCGTGATTCAGCATATTGAGCAATAGCAGCCTGCGCTCGTTCACTTTCAGATCTGGAATCGCCTAATAATTTCTCATTAAGCTGCACGCCATTCTCATTGATAAATTGCGCCACTTGCTCTTTGGTGAGCTTTTCTTTACCTTGAATAGTGAGATAGTCTTTGATGCCAGACCATTCAATTTCTTCTTTCTTAACCCCTGGCAGCGAGTTAATGATCGGCAGCCAGTCTTTTGCTGGAGCAGTAGCCTGCTTTGCTGCCAATACAGCCTTGGCTAATCCAGAGTAAAAGACGGGATTGGACTGGTTATAAGAAGACTTGTTGAAGTCCGAAAGAATACGATCTACAATATCCTCTGGGGCGTTAGGAAGCGAGTCGCCTTCCTGTGAATCTTTGGCAGCGTAGATAGTCGTGCCAGAAGCACCCCTCTCACCCTTCTCATAAGCAGATAAAAGCCATTTCTTTTCTTGGCCTTTCCAGTTCAAACTGATTGCTGACTTGTGATCTTTCGATTCCAAGATAATTCGATTCTTACCCTTGTTCTTGACAGTCATGCCATCAAGAATGTCTTGCAGCTTGTTTTCTAATTCTGGATGTTTAGCCAAGATTTTTGCTAGGCCATAGCCACCAGCATAGTCATTCTTCGCATCGCCCTCTTCACCCCAGATAAGATCGATTGGCCCGATCTCTGGATGATTGAGAGCGCCAATGGCTTCACCTGATTTAGCTTGCTTGAGGTGTGCAACAGCTTGCGCTGCCTTACCTTTGAATTGTTCGTACTTCTTGCCAAACGCACTTTGACCTGGCTGCTGCAATACTTGATCACCAGCGACAGTATCGGCAGTCACTTTCAATAAATGCTTATTAAATAAGTCTTCTGGCGTAATTCCCAATTGAGCGGCGCGCACGGCAGTACGGGCAGAAATCAATGTCGCATCGATCTCATTCTTTTGCTGGGTAAAGCGATTGGTTTCATTAAGGTTATCCAGCACCAATTGATAGACGCGATCACGACTGGCTTTAAATTCCTGTGATTGGCTGCTCTCGCCTAAGATTCTTTCTACTTCATTCTTGAGGTTTTCGCCATGAGTCTTAATAAACTCCTGAGCTTCTACTTGGCTCATGCCTTGGGGATCAGTCTTTAAATGCTGAATGAGCTGCTGAGAATAAGTCTGGCCTGCTAATTGAGTAGCAAACTCAGTAATTGGAATAGAAAGATCCGTATTAGTCGCAAGGGATTCTTGAAGCTGTGAGCTGACTAATGGAGAAGTCTTAGCAAAGTCTTCCATTTTGATGCCAGCCTGTTCCAAGGTCTGCATTAAGACTTGTGGCTCAATGTAAACATGATCGACTTCGCCATCTTCTAACGCCGACTGTAAGAATGTCTGGAATGAATCAGTATCACGGGCGCGTAGCTTGCTTGCAGTCGCCAGAGTGTTGAGCTGAGTTAATAGCTCTGCTGAATGTTCTGCCCTGCGTACTTGATCAGATTGCCCTGTGAATTGATCTGTGAGCTTCTGAGCGCCCTTTGCTAGAGTCACTTGACCACCAACACCAACAACTGTGGCAATTAAGGTCTGAGCGGCTGCTGATGGACGCTCTGCAATGTAATCAGAAAAAGGTTTGTTTGGGTTAATAACTGCCCATTCATTGAGATCTTGCAAGATCGTAGCGATCTGTTCTCCAGGGATCTCACTTGCCATCTGATGTGCAATGACTTTATAAAATGGCGATCCGACTTTAAGATCTTTAATCAAATACTGGACTGGCAGCTTTTCAGTGGCGTATTCAATTAAGCCCTGTGACGCACCATAGACTGCGGATTCAGTAGGTGAAATACCTTTTTCACGGGCATCAGAATACGCATTACCCGCTACTGGTGCGACCATGCTACTCAAATAAGCGCTCTGGCCTCCTGGCACAAACGCCAATGGCAACGCTAAAAGATTTTGTGAAAGCGACTCAATACCACTATTGATACCACTAGAGATAATGCCTTCTGACTTTGGACGATTGGCTTTAGCGCCTGCATCGGCTGATTGGCCTAGCTCTTCAAATCCAGCAGCAACTCTGCGCAAGGGATTCTCAGGCAAAATCGTGCCAGCCAAAGGATCTAATACGGGCGCGGCTAATTCAAATCCTGCTCTAAATATGCCTGCTGCACCACGACTGGCGGAATATGCACCCGCAATCGCGTCACCCTTGAGATCATTAAGTGCGCCTAATACTTTCTCGGTATTGGACATATTGGGCACATCATCATGGGCAATATTGGCATTCTCTTGCTTGGCTAAGAATCGTGCTGTATTGGGATACTGATTGGCAATATTGTCAAAATCTGTCGTGAGCATCGTAGCCTGGCGACGCACTTCTTCTGGGTGTGCTCTGGCAGCATCGACTGGGATGTTTAAAACACTAGCAGTCTTGCGTAAACCCGCTTCTTGATCTGGGTTGACTCCTAACGCGGTATCAAACGAAACACGCAATGACTGCGTGGTTTCTTGTTTTTTATCGCCTAGATAGGAAAGGACTGCACTTTGTATTTCATTTTGATCAGCCATTATTTTGTTTCATCTTAATTTTGAGATAAACACCGAGAACATCGCCCTCGCTTGGTTTTGTGCTGCCACGCAATTTGAGATCTGACTCAATCGCGTTACGGTAATCTTTTGGAATATCGTTGTAAGTCATTGATAGGACTGGAACGCCTTGCTTATCGCCATAGGTCATACCCATGAAGGTCTTGCGGAACTCAAACGACTTAGCAAATAGGCCATCAATATGACGCTCTACTTCTTGGTCATTGAGCTTTCTACCCAGAGCTTGCTGCTGCTCATAGACGGAATCGCGTACAAAGCGCTTAACTGCGCCCATGCGCATCTGCCCTGTTTCATCGCTATCTTTTGGTGTTGGATCAATTCCGATATTGCGCAGGCGGTTACTTAATACTTCATTGATTGGCCCACTTGGAATATCAGATGAAGCGGCAACGGCCTTACCAGTACGCACAGAGTCACGCTGATCAGAGAATTTCTTAAAGTCGCTTTCCGATAGCTCAGTACGCATGGAAGCGAACTTCGCATCTGACATTCCATTGAGCGTTACGGGATTGGTCAGGCGCTCATAGACGGCTAGATTGGTAGTTTGAGTATTAGTGGCTACGCGCTTGGCATAATCAATCACTCGATTCATATCTTTAGTAGGTACATTGCCGCGAATATCAGCAGGCAGCGCCATAAAGTTTCCGCCATTCTTGACTAAACCATCAATAGCTGCGGCAGTTGATTCATCGTTACGCTGGGCTTCAGAGAACTCCAGATTCTTAAAGCGAGAGATCGCATAGTCCTGGGCCAGCTTTTTCACTTGTGGACTGGCATTACCCATATTGGCATCGACTGTATCGATCACATCTTTAATAGATGGCTTTTGAAAGCTGCCCTTGCCTTCATTAAATGCCTTCATGTTGTTGTTGACATAGGAAATCGTTTCAGCAAATGGTGGGATTCCATCAGGCGTAGTGATCTTATTGGGATTCTTGCCGCTGATATTTGTGCCATCACGGAAGTCTTTGACTGCTTGTGGCCCAGCATTGTAGGCAGCGTAGGTCTGTGCCAGATTGCCATGAAAGTCTTGAAGTTGCTTTTGAAAGTAAGCACGCCCTAAGACTTCGTTATAGGCTTTGGCCTCATTATCTTTGGCGGGATCGCCCGTCATTTTGCGATTGAATAACTCTTCATTCCAAGGCACGCCAGCTAATTTTGCGGCTTCTGGTGCAGTGCTAGGCATCACTTGAGTAATGCCTGTCGCGCCCTTGCTAGAGGTTAAGGGCTTGCCGTCTTTATCGAATTGGCGACCACTAGACTCAGCACCTATGGCGATATTAAAAGCGCGGTTAGCATCGCTAGTAATGATCGATGGTGAGAGCTTAACGAACGCGTTATCAACGGATTGATACGCTAGACCGACATCCACTTGCTTGCCAATCTGGGTTTTGACTTTAAGAATATCGTCAGCATCCATCTGACCAGCGTATTTCTTGAGATACGCATCTGCACCCTTGATGTCATCTTGCTCAATCGCTGAACCAATCGCCAATAAATGCGCGTTAGAGGTGAGCTTGCGATTGTTGGCCTCGATCCATTCTGGAGCTTTACCTTGCAATCTGCCTAGATTAGTACCCGCTTCAGTAATGCGCTGCACGGCAGAATCCACCGTAACAGGATTGCTATAACTAAGGCCAATCTCATTCATGGAGTTCTTGATCGTGCCTTCCTGGACGGACTGGGCATAGTTTTGATACTCAGTCGATTCATGCTTGAGGGCTGCGCCATGAAACTGCGCCATCAAGTCTTTGGCTTTAGCAGCAAATACTTCACGCTGCGCAGAGTTTCCTAGCTTGCTATCTATCTCGCTCAGTGATTGCTGGTATTTTTCTAGGTATTCATCGGCTAATGGTTTGCCAGAATCACGCTCTAGGGCGCTAAGGCCTTTTTGAGAAGTAAATCCTGTGGTTTTGTCATACATCAAAGACATCGCCGTAGATTTAGCTTGATTTAGTGCATCATCGACACGCACGGCATTAGCATCTTTTTGAATGTCATAGACAACATTCGCCATATCGCGACCAGCAGAAGTTAAGCCTTGCCCGACCATTGCCAGTTGCTTGCCAGGTAATGCACCCGCCTCAACACTCATCATGGTGTTAAATGGGGATGTTGGGCTGTTATTCGGCGCTACTTCAAAATTGTCGTATGTCGGTACTCTTGGCATTATGGTTTTATACCTATTCCAGAATATTGTTTATTCGCGTTAATCCCAAAGCCGTTATCCATTGCGCCTACTTTATTAAGGCTGTACCAGCTTGAAGCGACTTGACCAGCACCACTGAGAAAAGTGGATAAGGCTTGCTGATTTGGATTGATAGCACTTGCCATGCTGCGCTTGATATTGGCATCATTGGTGTAATTAGTAGCCTGTGTTCTATATCCCCAGGCTGAGCGTACGGCATTAGCCATTGCGGTATCCGCATCGATCTCTTTCATGACATCGGTGGAAGTGAGGATATTGACGGCGGAATCTGATCCCAGATCGATTCCATTAGCTGCCATGTTCGCTTTTTGCGAACTCTTCATCTGACCACCTTTAAGCAGGATTGATCCTGCTTGGCGTGTACCCGCTAATAAAGTGGATTGCGCGCCTAATTCAGCAAGGCGTGCATTGATGTCAGAAAGGTCAGCATTGCTATTTAAAGCATTTTGCTGACCAATGGCGGATGAGCGAGCGCCAATCGTTTGCATAGCAACGCCAGCGCCCATCATTGTTACGGAAGCTACTGCAAAGGACATAAGGATTCCTTGAGTGAATAGCTAAAAAATACTGCTTTCCACCAGAGGTACGCGCACCTTATGCCCCTACTGCGACTTCCAAAGTCATCGATACGACTGTTAATGGAAGAGGATCAGACTGCCTGACAAAGACTTGACCAGAATCATTCCAGCTTGGCGTAATCATCACTGGGATCTCTTCTGATTTGAGCGCAGGAGGTGATCCGTAGATCTCCGTTGTACGCTGCTTGGCTTCAGTCAGATTATCCGAATCAGGGCCAACGAAAATACCCGAGCTGCGATAGACGCGCAGCCAGACTTTATTGACATTCTTCGTACGGCCTTGACCAAATCCAGCATCAATCTGCGCTGCCCAGGGCAGTGTTTGCATATCGGCAGTAATTGGTAATCCCACTTGCACCTTGGCGGCGGCCTGATCTAAGGTAATCACGCCACCCGTGACTACGCGCTGGGGATGCACTGCGCCATCAGCTAGGATTGATACAGTTTTGCCTTCTAACCAGGTCAATCCTGATACGGCATCACGGGCAAAAGAAAATCCATTGATGGCAGTGCTGCGTAGCGCTGCGGGTAAGGCTGATCCAAGGCGTGCCGTAGCAACGGTAGTGCTAGAAGTCGCGGTAATCGTTAAACGATAAGTCGTGCCAGCAGCGTCAGTCAAAATAATGGCATCGTTGACATCTGTTGTCCCTGGATAGACAAAGAGCGCAGCAGAGGCCGTAATCGTAACGCTATCGCCTGATGCCCAAGTTGTGCCACCTGATACGGTCACAGTGGTTGCAGTGGTATTAGCCGTGTTTAAAGTCGCGCCAGAATCTACAAAGAAGGCATCGGCTTGAGTGGCAAATAGACGAGTAGCAATCCGCTCGACATATCGTACAGTTGATCCATTGATCACACGGTTGACAATGACATAGAGGACATCTTCATTGCCCTCAGATACCACGCAACAAGACTCAAACAAGCCATCGGTATCATGCCAGTGCCATGCGCCCACTTGCTGTTCTGGTACATAAGTGAGGCCTAGGAGCTTACCCGTAGAAGAAATGGCCCACACAATCGGATACGGCGCTTTCTCAAACGCCATATCGACAATCGTATTGCCATCAAATAAATGCGGGGCGCGTAGCGATAGATCGCCCGTGACATAGCCATTGGCCTGCCAAGAGTAGGCCAATTCCCTCATGTGTCCACCCCTTGCGGCTGGGTAGATCATATTGTTGTTAATGATGACAGGCTGCACATTCGATGCGCCTACATAAGACTGAGGGCGAACCGATACCGTACTTGGAGTAAGTGCATCTGAGTTGATTGAGGTAATACGCCATTCGGCAGCACTGGTCAAAAGGACTAAGTTAGTCAACGGCAGAATATGGCGGATTGTATTGGCCTCACGCGCAGCTACGCGAAAGGTAATGGAGTCATCATCGCGAGTCGGTAATGAGTAATTCATATTTGACTCAGTACCCGATTTGGTCATCCAGATGTTCTGCGGCTTATTAGTCGTACCCGCAAAACAACGGCGCTGCTCAAAATACGATACAGCGCCAGGGTAATCGCCTGCGCCTGGGAATGGATTATTGACTTGTGGGGAGCAAACAGACAAATCAGCAACGATATTGTCGTCTTTAAAGGTCAGTTGATCAGTTTGACCAATGTACCCAAACAGGCCATTTTGTTGCTTATAGACTTTGTAGCGCTGCGCACCCGTTGCGGCTGCCCAGCTAATTGTGTTGTACGCGCTAGTAGCTAATAGATTGCCATTACAAGAGGCCGTACTAGAGGCTACGGATTCATCAATTCCATTCGCGCCCACTGTTGTTACCACATAGTTGTAGGTTGTACCCGTACCACCAGAAGCAGTAGCTGTAACTGATCCAGGAGCAGTCAATGAGGATACAAAGCTAATTGCAGTCAGTGTCCAACTTGTTGATCCTAGGCGACGCAGCTCTTGAGGCGGATAGTTTGGATGTACGATAGTTAGCACATCAGCAGATTGCACATAATGCAGATCAAAGAGATCAGCTTCAAGGTATGGTGTTGTCACTTCATACGGCACTCCACCAGATAACAAGGTAGCGCCCTGAGTATGAAAGCGAATGTATTGATTACCAAATTCCAGCACCATTGTTTGCGTAGTGGAATAAGAAAATGGAATGAGCTTGGCCTTTTTTGATCCACTGTATTTAGTGGAGTTCACATAGGCAAAGCCTGGGCGATTGGCTGCTGGGCCATGCGGAAGCACAATAAAGTTACGGCACTTGGCTAGGCCAGTCTGAAACTTGGCATCGTCAATCCGTCCATAAAACTCAGGGGTTAGCTCTCCGCCACCAAAGGAGCGGGATAGTGTCCGTACATTTGGCATTAGCGACCCGCGATCCAGCCCACAGATTGCATAATCTGCGTGCGTCGTTGGTTAGCGTCCGATACAGTAGCCTTGCTATATGCCATTAAGAAAGCCTGCATACAGCGCTTAGATTCTGCTGCTCCTGCATCCCCTTTAATGACTGGGCCAGCTAAATAAGAAGCCAATAGCCAAGATAAAGACTCGACAAACAAAGGGCTAAATTTACTGGTGTCTGAAATCAAGGCCGTGTAACGCAACATGGCAGTTTCTTGATTGGTATAGATCACATCAGTACCGTCATCCAATGTTTCAGCGGTATAGGGTTGAGGTTCATACACTCCGCCCATCGCGATTGGCACGCCCATCACTGATGAGCTGTATTGCAATGGCACGGAATAATCATCTGTTGCAGAGCTAGATAGCACTGCTAAAAGGTTTACGGCATCGGTTGGGATGGCGTAGCAATACTTCCACTCTGAAAAGTTAGAGGTGAGTAATGCGAGGTTAGTTCGTTTGGTAGCAAATCCCCAATTGTGCATTTCCAATAAAGAATCGCGTGCAATGGGATAAAACCGTGAGCAATGCTCTGCTTGAGCGCTGCCTTCTGGTGGGTTAATGCTGGAAACTGTTGCGGAGTCGCCAATATGACCTAAAGCCAAATTACAAATATCAACTTCTGAAGCCACTGGGATACCCGCCTTTCTGTAAGAAACTGGGGGCGTACTGCCCCCAGCCTATTGCACTACTTCAATTACACGCCTGTTGGTACATCGCTGAATTTTTGTTCAGCAACTTCCTCAACTTCTAACTCAGGCTCAGGCGCATCCGCGCCCTTTTTGCTTTTTTTAACCAACTCAAGATTTTCAGCAACTTCGCCATCAAACTCGACTAAAGCGCCTTCTTCAAAAAGTTGACCATTGATAAAAGACTTGGTAAGTACGCGGTATTGCGCCATGATTTTTCCTTAATTAAAGAACTGCGAAACCAACTGGGTAGAACTTCTGACCATCGGCAACTGTTGTATCGCCAAGTTCAGCAATCACAGCACCAGCAGTACCAGTACCAGTAGGTGTATAACGCACACCTAAATAGCGTTGGCCTTTGCTACCGATGCGTGGGTTTGCGCCCACTGCAAAGCGTGAACCAGCAGTCAATGACGCTACTGGAATTGCGCCAGAAGAGCCAATTACTGTAAGGTTGGTAGTCAAAGCAGCGTCGTCAGCAACAACGATCTCAATCGTCAAGGCAGTTAAGCCTGTAAACGCGGTTGGCACACCAACACGCATATTGAGTTCGCTACCTTCGCCGATGTCACGGTTCTGAAGCAAATCTACTGTGTTGGTGGACAGAACAGCAGACGCACCAGTTACAGTTTGACCAGTCCAAGTACCGTTTGACCAAGAACCCGAAAGGGTTAAGTAGTTATCGATCATCATAATTTAGATTCCTTTTCAATTAGTTATGGGTTAAACCACGCGAGCTTCAGTGTTCAACAATTGGTCAACACGACGGATAGGTACACCGTTGAAAGATAACCAGCTGGTTGCGCTACCGAACTGTGTCAAACCTTTTTCGATTGACAAAGCGTAGTTCGATTTATTCAAGGCTTGAATACGGAGCATTGAGTAAACAGTACGGTTCATATAGAACACTGGGCGTCCCATACCAAAGTTAGGAATACGATCCAATGCACGGCTCATCAAAGAGATGAGGTCAGCAGCAGAAGACTGAGCTACCAAGTTGGCTGTATTGATGTTGCAAATACGGACAACATAGCGCCAATCCTTAACTACCAAGCCATTTTTCCACTGGTAGTGAGTACGATATGCCTGGTAACGACCACCGTTGGTATCCCAAACTGTGTTCAAACCTAAGTCTTCGTGCATCAAACCAGCAGTAGATCCTTTAGGGAATGGGCAGAAAACAGTGTTCTCACCCCAAACTACTAAGTAGATCGATGTGTTGTTAGTAGATGTACCACCAGCATCGATGATATTTTGGCTATTACCAGCACCAGAGATAGAGCCATAACGAGCAGCCAAACCTAAATACTGTTTTGGATCTGTTGA